CATTAATGATGATAGTTCAAATTATAATCATAGTTTTGTAGTTCCAGAGGTTCCAAATCAGCCTCCTAAACTGGAAATACCCGAAGCCCTTGCAAAGTTGACGCTTGAGGAAATTGTTCAGACGTATGGCGGATTAGCTGGGTTTAAGATGTATATAAAAACCGCGAAGGATTTGGAGGATTACCAGACCAGCAGGACGAAGCACGCGGAAAAACGCGGGGATTTGATTGATAAGAGCTATGAAGCAAAACTTTTATTTGAAGCCCTGGAAATGTTGTTTGACCGCTTGGTAAATGATATCCCTGGTGAAGTTACGCAGCGAGTTATTTCAATAATAAAGCGTGGAGAGGTTGATTCTGATTTGGTGGTTCAGAAAGTATATACAGAAGCCAATAGTAGAGCTTTAAAAATTTGCAAGAATGAATTGTTGGATCAATTGAAATTGGACGAATATAAAATTAAAAGTGAATTATAATCAGTCTTATTTGGGTGATATTGAATGGCTAAAAGAGCAGGTCCGCAATTTACGAACCGCAAGAGTAAGATTATCCATCAGCGAGTGGGCGGAAAAGAAGAGATATCTTTCTGCGGGGACTACTTCAAAGCCCGGTCGATGGTCTAATAAACACGCTCCTTATACGGTTGAAATAATGGATTGTTTGTCGCCTGATAATCCTATTAAGGATGTGGCATGGATGAAGGCGGGACAAGTCGCCGCGACGGTGGGGGTTTTGGAAAATTGGATAGGTCATACGATCGACGAGGCTCCGGCCCCGATGATGTACCTAACGGCAAGCGACGAACTAGCAAAATCAAGTATTGAAATTTATCTTGATAAAATGATTGATGGCGCGGGATTAGCGCATAAAATCCGGTCTTCCGGTCGCGGTCGAAAGACCGGCAACACGACAAGTAGGAAAGATTTTCGGGGCGGTTTTCTGCTTGCTTACGGAGCTCAAAGCACAAAAAAATTAAGGCGGGTATCGGTTCAAAATCTTGCGATTGATGACATTGATGATATTCCGGCGTTCATAAATGTTCAGGGGGATCCGATCAAGCTGGCGCGTGTCAGGCAGAAAAGCTTTGATTCGAAAAGAAAAACGCTTTATCTGAGCACTCCTGTTTTGGTGGGAGGTCCTATCCATAAACTTTTTAAAATTGGCGATCAAAGATATTATTACGTTCCGTGTAAGTTCTGCGGTAAAATGCAGGTGCTTGAATTCCGGGGAACCAGGGACGACGGAAAGCGTTACGGGATCTATTATGAGCTGGAAAACGGCAATAGTTTGATTTATGAGTCGGTTGAATATCGCTGTAAAAATTGTCTAAAGGGCTGGAAAAATTACGACAAGTATGATTTTTTGAACGCCGGCGAATGGCGGCCAACCGTAAAAGCCAAGCAACATCTTTTTAGGAGCTATCATTTGGGCGGTGAATATTCCCCTCCCGGCGCGTATAGCTGGGAAAGTATGGTTGAGGAATGGCTCGGTTGTTGGGATGAAGTTAATCGTAGAATTTATGATGTTGAGGCGTTAAAAGTATTCCAAAATACCGGCCGCGGATTGCCGTTCGAGGAGCGAGGAGAGTCCCCTCCTTATGAGCGCGTTGTTCAGCATCGCCGCGCGATTTATTTTAGAAATGACGTGCCCAATAAGGCCGCGCTTAAAGAAACCGGGTCTCCAATTCTTTTATTGACCGCCGGCGTGGATGTTCATAAACGCTGGATTGGAATTGAGATTAAGGGCTGGTGTCGCAATAGTCGGTCTTATTCAATCGATTGGCGGCGTCTGGAAGGCGACACAAGCGATTTAAATTCCAAAGCATGGTGTGAGCTTCGCGATATTATAGAAAATGAAACCTGGAAGGCTGACGACGGCAAAAAGTATTATGTAAATCTGACTTTGATCGACGCGGCGTATCGGACTGATACGGTTTATACGTTCTGCGGGGAATATTCAGACTCGGTTTTCGCGATCATGGGACGTGATATGCCTCCCAAGACGGCTAGAATGAGCCAATTCAGTCAGTACAAAAAGAAAGGTATAACCGCCTATAATGTTACAGTCACACTGTATAAAGACCGGTTGGCAGCCTGGTTGCGTCGGGATTGGAACGACGGAGAATTTCAGCCGGTGGGATATCCGAATTATCCTTCCGATTATGGCGATGATTATTTTCGACAATATGAGGCTGAACAAAAAAAAGAAAAAATCAATACCAGGACAAAGCAAAGAATCGGTTTTGTCTGGGAGCAAAAACCTAACATGCCTAATCACGCCTGGGATTGCGCTATATACAACACCGCCGGGCTTGATATGCTTTGTTATGATATAAATTTGAATTATTTGGGGCAAGATAGGATCGATTACGCGGCCTTCTGGAACTATGTTTCCGAAGAGAGTTTTTTTTATATTGAATAAATTTTAACGATTTTTTTCTTGTCATTGAATTGATTAGTTTATATAGATATTTTAAGGAAGAGTTAAAAATAATTCATAAATGGTAAAGAATGGACTCCTCATATTGGTTGGAAAAAATAGATAAAACTAAGGCGATTATAGATAACTATGAGGAAGCTATTTTATTTTTGACCGCTAATCCCACTGAATCATACAAGCTTGACACCGGGCAAGGAGAACAGGAGGTTAAAAGGCATAATCTTAAAAATATGAATGACACGCTTGATAGTTTATATAATCGGCTTAGTGTGCTTGAGCAACGATGTAGTTCGATTCCGACAATTCAAACTCCGGGTTGGTAATGTTACAAAAAGAACATGTTGAAAATCTTACTTTTGAAGATATAATAAAGCATCGTCGTGATGTTTATTTTATAAATGAGATACGGAATAAAGTCGCATTAAAGGAAACCGGCTCGGTGGTACTTTTATTAACAGCCAGCGTGGATGTGCATAAAGAATGGCTTGGAGTTGAGATAAAAGGCTGGTGTGGGTCGCTACAATCTTATTCCATCGACTGGCGACGTCTGGAAGGCGATACAAGCGATTTAAATTCACCATCATGGCGTCAACTGCGAAATATTATAGAAAATGAAATATGGGAAGCTGACGACGGGAAAAAATATTATATAAATCAGACCGTGATAGACAGCTCGTATCAATCGGAGGCGGTATATACATTCTGCGGTGAATATTCAGATAAAGTGAACGCTCTCAGGTGTTGCGATATGCCTCCCAAGACAGCCAGGATGATCCAATTTAGTCAGCACAAAAAGAAGGGGACACCCGCGTATGATGTCACGGTCACACTGTATAAAGGCCTTTTGGCGGCCTGGTTACGTCAAGATTGGAACGCCGGAGAATTTCAGCCGATGGGATATCCGAATTATCCATCCGATTATGGCGATGATTATTTTAGACAATATGAGGCTGAACAAAAAAAAGCAAAAATCAATAAGGACGGTAAATTATTACTTTTGGAGCTTCTAACGTTCCTGTTAATTATTCTCCTCCTTCTCCTCCTCGTTCTCTTTCCTCCGGAAGTTTTACCAGATCGTTAATTTCAGACCTCTTCACCGGCGAAAAATATCCCGGCGGACTGGATGATAATCAGTTGGACTTTTTTTATATTGATTATTGGACTTTAAGGCGTCGCTCCTATCGGCTTTTTACTGAGAATCGCTACGCTTCCGGCTTGATTCGTCGATTATTGACGAATGAAATTCATAGAGGGTTGACTCTTGAGGCCACTCCGAACGGCGGTATTCTGGGTATAGATGACGACACAATGAACGATTGGACGGATGGCGTCGAGGCTAAGTTTGATATCTGGGGTGAAAATAAAGAGCTTGTTTCTGAGAATGAACAATACACTTTTGGCCAACAACAGTTAAATATTCGCAAGATCGCGCTTTTATCCGGCGATGTTCTGATAGTTTTGAGACAACATCCGATAGCTAAAACTCCTGTAATTGAACTTATAGACGGGGCTAATATCAGAACTCCGATCGGCTATAAAGGCGCAAATGAAATCCGACATGGCGTCGAGCTGGATAGCAAAGGACGTCATGTGGCTTTTCATGTCCTGGACACAAAAAAGGGAGATTTTAAAACAACCAGGATCCCGGCCAAAGGAGCCCAAAGCGGCCGGCGAATCGCCTGGATGGTTTACGGCCATAAAATCAGAGTTGACGACGTTCGGGGAATGCCCGCGCTGGGGATTCTGCTTCAGGCGTTAAAAGAGCTTGATCGTTATAGCGACGCGGAACAACGCGCGGCGGTTCTCAACGCCGTGCTGGCTCTTTTTGTAAAAAAAGGGCAAGATAAGATAGGAACCAGGCCTTTAAGCGGGCGGGCCGTTAGGCGTAGCACGGAAACGGTTGAAAGCGACACGGACGCGCAACCTAGAAGTTTTAATATCGCTCAACAAATTCCCGGGATGGTCGTGGAAGAGCTTCAGTTCGGAGAAGAGCCGGTGAGCTTTACCACCGCGCGTCCAAACGTCAATTATCATGTTTTTGAGGAAGCAATGATGGCGTCTTTCGCGTGGGTCTTGGAAATACCTCCGAATATTTACAGGCTGGCGTACTCCAGTAATTATTCAGCGTCCGGAGCGGAAATAAACGAACTGAAAATATATCTTGATAAAATTCGTTCTGAATTCGCCTCAGACGCCACCAAGCCGATTTACAAAGAGTGGCTTTTGTCGATGTCGCTTACCGGTTTGATTTCGGCTCCCGGATTGCTGGAAGCCTGGCGCAATCCTGAAAAATTCCTTATTTCCGGGGCTTGGTTCTTGAGCGAGTGGGCCGGGGCGATTAAACCTTCCCTGAAAAGACTTGTTGAGATCAACGGCTATATAAAGGCGATCAGCGAAGGGTTATCAACGCGTGATATGGCGACTAAAGAGCTTTATGGTCGGAAATACACGCAGATTGTCAAACGATTGAAAAAAGAAAATCAACAATTTAGGGATTCAACCGAAGTATTAAGGGAAACGGAGCAAGTAGATGAATAGTTTTTGGGCGATGGAACCGGGGGCTCTCTTGCGATATCGCAAATTTAAAGCGCGGTTTACCGGTGTTGATTCAAGTCAATTGGAGCTTTATCAAAAGAAGCTTCAAAGTCCTGATTCAAATGATCTGACAATCGTAGACGGCGTCGCGGTTATTCCGATCCGGGGAAGCTTGAGTAATCGACCTAGTTTTTTTAGTTTTCTTTACGACGGAGAATTGAATACTTATCCTTCAATTATCCATATGATAAATTACGCCGTCGCGAATCCTTTGGTTTCTCAAATCCAACTGCGGGTGGATAGTCCGGGCGGTCGCCTGGATGGTCTTTTCGATTTGATGAACGCTATAAAAGCGGCTTCAAAACCTGTTGAGGCTTTAATTGAAGGGCTGGCTGATTCCGCCGCTTATGGTATAGTTTC